AGAACTGAGTCTCACGCATTTAGAGATGAAAGTAAACAATCATTATTTAACCTAACTAAAATATATCAACAAATAGATTATAATGATTCTTTAATAAAAGACAGGTTTTTAACAAGAGGTAATTTTAACTGGAAAAACGGAATAAAAGATGGAGAAGTTTTATGGAGTCCAGATACTCGTGGTAGATTTTTAATTTCTTGGACACCTAAAAAAGAATTGCAAAATAAGACTTATATTAAGAACGGAAGGAAACATCCAGGTAATGATCATATTGGTGCTTTTGGTTGTGACAGTTATGATATATCTGGTACAGTAGGTGGTGGAGGGTCTAATGGTGCATTGCACGGAGTTACTCGTTTTAATATGGATGACGCTCCAAGTAATGAGTTTTTTTTAGAGTATGTAGCTAGACCTCAGACAGCTGAGATATTTTTTGAAGAAGTATTAATGGCTTGTGTTTTTTACGGAATGCCAATTTTAGTAGAAAATAACAAACCTAGATTATTATATCATTTTAAAAATAGAGGTTATAGAGCGTATAGTATAAATAGACCAGATAAAACTTATAATAAACTATCTAAAACTGAAAAGGAATTAGGTGGTATACCAAACTCCAGTGAAGATGTAAAACAATCGCACGCATCTTCTATTGAATCTTACATAGAAAAACACGTAGGATTAGATTTTAGTGGAGATTATAGAGACCCTGATTTAATAGGAAATATGTATTTTAGTCGTACTTTAGAGGATTGGGCGCGTTTTGATATTAACAATAGAACTAAGTTTGATGCTACGATCAGTTCTGGTCTAGCTTTAATGGCTATTCAGAAACACTTATATCAGGCGGTTAAAAAAGAATCAAAAATAAAGTTTAACTTTGCAAGATATGACAATAAGGGAAGTTACAGCAAAATTATAAGGTAAATGCAAGATGTAAAAATAGACATTAATCCTATGGGATTTCCAAGTCAGTTTGTTTCTGATTCCACAAAGAAATCACTTGAGTTTGGATTACAGATAGGACAAGCTATTCAATACGAATGGTTCAGAAAAGACGGAAATACAAATAGATTTTATAATCAATGGGGTGACTTTCATAGACTAAGACTTTATGCTAGAGGAGAGCAATCTGTTTCTAAGTATAAAAATGAATTAGCAGTTGATGGTGATTTAAGTTATCTTAACTTGGATTGGACACCAGTTCCTATTATACCTAAGTTCGTAGATATTGTAGTTAATGGTATGTCTGATAGAATTTTTCAGGTAAATGCCTACGCACAAGATGCTATGTCAATGGATAGAAGAAATGAATATCAGCGTATGATTGCTGCTGATATGGCTTCTAAAGAATTAATTACTCAAGTAAATAAAGATTTTGATGTAGACGCATTTTCTAGTAATGTAGATGAGTTACCTAACGACAGTGAGGAACTTGCTTTGCATATGCAAATGAAGTATAAACCATCAATAGAAATAGCAGAAGAAGAAGCTATTAATACTGTATTTGAAGAAAACAAGTATTTAGAAATTAAAAGACGTTTAGATTACGATCAAACAGTTTTAGGTATTTCTGTAGCTAGACATTCTTTTTTACCAGGTGATGGAATTAAAATTGATTATGTAGATCCAGCTAACTTAGTTTATAGTTATACTGAAGATCCTCATTTTAAAGATTGTTTTTATTGGGGTGAAATTAAAACTCTACCTATTATTGAATTAAAGAAAATAGATCCTACTTTAACTAATGAAGATATGGAGGAAATTTCTAAATATAGTCAAAGTTGGTATAATTATCATAATACTTCTCAATTTTATAATAACAGTTTATTTAGTAAAGACAGTGCTACTGTTTTGTTTTTTAACTACAAAACAACAAACACTTTTACGTATAAGAAAAAAATTAATAATGTAGGAGCTGAAAAAGTTATTGAAAAAACTGATGAATTTGATCCTTCTGTTGAAATGATGGAAGAAGGTAATTTTGAAAAAGTTTCAAAAACTATTGATGTTTGGTATGAAGGTGTAATGGTTATGGGAACTAATATTATTCTTAAATGGCAAATGGCTGAAAATATGGCTAGACCACAATCCGCTAGTCAGAATGTATATCCTGAATTTATAGCTTGTGCGCCAAGAATGTATAAAGGTGTTTTAGAGTCTTTAGTTAGGCGAATGATAACCTTTGCTGATTTAATTCAGATAACTCATTTAAAGCTACAACAAGTGCTTTCTAAGGTGGTTCCAGACGGTGTCTTTATAGATGCAGATGGATTAAACGAAGTAGACTTAGGAAATGGCGCTGCTTACAATCCTGAAGATGCATTAAGAATGTATTTTCAAACAGGTAGTGTTATTGGTAGAAGTTATACTCAAGATGGAGATTACAATCAAGCTAAAGTTCCTATTCAGCAATTAACTGCTAGTTCTGGTCAATCAAAAATTCAAAGTTTAATTGGTACATATAATCATTATTTAAATATGATTAGAGATGTAACCGGATTAAATGAAGCTAGAGATGGATCGTTGCCAGATGAAAACTCATTAGTAGGATTACAAAAAATGGCTGCTTTAAATAGCAATACAGCTACAAGACATATATTACAAGCTGGTTTAAGCATTACTCAAAATTTAGCAACTGCATTATCTTCAAGAATTGCAGATGTTTTAGAGTATGCAGACTTTAGAGATGAATTTATAAATCAAATTGGAAAATATAACGTTTCGGTTTTAAATGAAATTAAAAATTTATATTTAAGTGATTTCGGTATTTTTATAGAAGTAACTCCTGATGAAGAGGAAAGAGCTATGCTAGAGAAAAATATTCAAATGGCTTTACAAAGAGATTCTATTAACTTAGAAGATGCAATTGATATTAGAGAAATTAAAAACTTAAAGGTTGCTAATCAAGTACTAAAGCTTAAGAGAAAAAGAAAACAAGAAGCTGAAGAAAAATCAAAAGCAGCTGCAGCACAACAACAAGCTCAGATTAATCAACAATCTCAACAAATGGCGGCACAAGCTGCAATGCAAAAGTTACAAGCTGAAACTCAAGCTAAACAACAACTGCAACAAAGTGATATGCAATTTCAAATTGAAAAAATGAGAGGTGAAGCGTCTATTAAATCTGAATTGATGCAGTTAGAATTTGATTTACAAATGCAATTAAAAGGAGTAGAAGTATCTGCACTACAAGAAAGAGAAACACAAAGAGAAACAGCTAAGGCAGATAGAATAAGTCAAGCTAATACAGAACAATCAAAATTAATTCAGCAACGTAAAAATAACACCGCTCCAATTAAGTTTGAATCTAAAGAAGATAGTTTAGATGGTTTTGATTTAGCTGAATTTGAGCCAAGGTAATATACCTTAAAAATATAATTAAATTAATACTAACTTTGTAAAAATTAAATCAAATGGAATTCAAACAAGTAAAAGAGGTTACGCCGTTAGAAGCGAAATCCAAACAAGAAGTTGAGCAAGATCTTTTAAATAAACACGAGGAAAGTTTAAAAGTTTCTGAGTTTAGCGAAACAAAATCTGAAACACCAGTAATTGAGGTTCCAGAAACTAAAGTTGAAAATACTCAAGAGGTTAATGAAGAGGTTTCATTACCTGAGTTAAAAGACGAAGATGTTCTTTCTTATATTAAAGAAAGATATAATAAAGATATTTCTTCAGTAGATGAATTATTTTCAGAAAGAAAAGAAAATGAAGCATTGCCTGATGAAGTATCAAAATATTTAGAGTTTAAAAAAGAAACTGGTAGAGGTTTTGAAGATTTTATTAAAGCAAATAAAAGCTATGATAATTTAAATGACAATCAAATACTAGCAGAATATTATTCTCTAACTGAATCTGAATTAGATTCCGAAGATATTCAATATCTAATGGAAGATAAATTTGGGTATGATGAAGATGTAGATGAAGAAAGAGATATTAAGAAAAAAAATATCTCCAAAAAAAAAGAACTTGCAATAGCTAAAAAGTATTTAAGTAAGCTATCGGATACATATAAAACTCCTCTTGAGTCAAGTGGGGGTTCGTTTTCGGAAGATCAGCTTAAAGAATTTAACGCTTACAAGGATTACGTTCAAGAGGCTCGAACTGAAGTAGATGCCAATAAAAGAAAATCTGAATATTTTCAGAAAAAAACAGAAGACGTTTTTAACTCTGAATTCAAAGGTTTTGAGTTCACAGTAGGAGATAAAAATGTAGTTTATTCTTCTGGAGATGCAAATGAAATTAAATCAAAACAACTAAACGTACAGACTTTTATAGATCAGTACTTAGGTGAAGATGGTTTAATTAACGATGCAAAAGGTTGGCACAAAGCATTAAATGCCGCAATGAACCCAGACAAACTAGCTCAATATTTTTATGAGCAAGGAAAAGCTGATGCCATAGGAGATGTTTCGAAAAAAAGTAAAAACATTAATATGAATTTGAGGCAAACACCTCAATCAGCTCCACAGACAGGGTTTCAAGCACGAGCAGTTGGTCAAGATTCAGGCAGAGGCTTAAGAATTAGAAGTAGAAATAAAAATAATTAATAATTAAAAATTTAAAAAATGGCAGGATCAGTAGCAGGAAATCCTACTTTTGCACTACAGCCTAGTGCAGAACAGGTAGTATTACAATCAAACTATATCACAAATTTTGATTTCTTAAATCAATATTTACCAGATACTTATGAAAAAGAATTTGAAAGATATGGAAACAGAACA